TCGCTGGATTGAACAATGATCTGATCCCCGTCAGCCAAGATTAGCTTCTCTGACGCGTGATACAGCTCGAAGGTGTCGGTGCCTGCCAAAACCAGCTGATTGATCAGCAGGAAATTCGGCGCTATCGCTTGCCCATCAGGCAGGAGATAGGCGGTCACGGTCACTGGGCCTGGCAGATAGTTGCACAAAGACAAGAATGTGACGGCCGAGTTTCCGGTGCTGGTATAAATCGCCGCTGGGGTAGTCCCGACCAGTGGATTGTTAGTGATTGCCATACAGCTTCCTCAAAATATGATCGAATAGATGATTGCTTTGGACTTACTGATCAACTCGTCTTGAATCACGTTTGAGTCAGGGTCGATGACTGATACATACACACCAGCGGCGCCGCCAGCAGTTGCTTTGGCATACAGTTTCGTGTACCCTACTTCTGCGGTCGGGTCTGAAAATATGTGCGGGATGTTCAGCCGGTTGTTTATGGTTACTTGGGCAGAGCCTGGAATGATCGTGACATCAGCGGGGGCAATGATGGCAAATCCGTTCGTATCCAGTGGGGCACCAAGCGTAGGGTCGGGATCATTGATTAGATAGGACGCACCGGCGTTGGCGATCGCTGTCCAGGTGGAATTATCTGAACTCATCTCCCACTGGCCAGCCAGGTCGTTCCATCTGATACCAGCTCGGTCCGTGTCGGTCGGCCCTTTTACAACCTCAATGCCAAGATAATCTTCTGAGCCAGTGTTGCCTGCGCCCAAGGTGATTCTCGGGTCGGCGATTACTGTCTCTTGAGAGGTGGTCGTGGTGACATTCCCAGCAACGGTGAGGTTGCCGGTAATCAGCGTATCACCAGTCACTTGGAATTCATCAGTGGTAACGATCACACGATCGGTGGGGCCCACGCTTTTGATTTCGTAATCACCCAAAATCCGCTTTACTGTAGCCATATCATTTCTATCCTTATATCGTATTTAGCAGTTTGATAGTTATCTAATAGATCGAAAGTAAGATCATTCGACTCCGGTCCGGCTACTCTATAAAACTTGACCCCAGGATTATCTTTCACTATCTTTTGAATCTGCTTGATCCAGTTATCGCCGGGAGTTGGTCGATCATGCTCTTTCTTGTAGAACGATGTGCCGGCGTAGATGTTATTGAATTTTTCGCCTGGTCGGCTGCCAAAGTCAAAGCCTATTAGGAAAATCCTATCGCAATTCTTGGCGGCAATGGCGGCCGCGATTGGGCCGCTGCTGAACCCGAAGTATTGAGCGGGCACAGTCTTGGCGGGCGAATTTTTCACCGGATGTCGGGTGTAAAAGGTGTGTTTGTGTGGATATCCGATTCTTTGAATTTCTGTCGCGATCGGACGATCTGTTGCGACTAATACATTTGGAGTGAATTCTCGGTATAGTGCGTTACACCCGTAAGTTTCACCGTGAGCGGCCAGCGCTGCCAACGAAATCCCTTTTCTGCTTTTGCCATTCCCAATCACAAACCCTGTTTTCATAAAAAAGCTCCCAGTGCTTTATTTACACTGGGAGCTTTTCGGTACTTTGTGCTCTTTTTAGAGAGGTACTTGTTTTTTGAGTTCTTCTATTTTTATGATCGCCATTTTGGCTTTCATTTTCAAAATATCGACGTCGGCCTCGTTGTCTGGAAATTCTAGAGATACTATTTTACTAAGTCGAACAAGATGCGCATCTATTACTGGCATCAGTACTTTATTTCGGGTAGGAGAAGCAGTCACAATCATCATGCGCAGGGAGTTTATTACGATAGCATTGTCAAAGTCCAATGACACCCCGTTCAATTCAGCCCAGCTCAGATTTCGATTGGTTATTTCGCTTATTCTCAACCTCTTGCTCCATTTCTTTTACAAGAGTTGTAACAATCGGACTGTTGATCATTTCAGACACTTTATAGCTTTCAGCTAGCCACTCGACAAATTCTTCACTCACTTGAGTATAAGTGGGGCCGGGTCGGGCTGGAGAGCTGATAATTTCTATTTTTTTCATTTGGTAACAGTGTTCGACCTATTTTGGAGGGGAACCGTTCCCCTCCAAAATCATTACAGTGAGCTGCCGTCCGGGATTACATCGGTGTCGACTTGAGCGGTGTCGGGCAGCGCGTTGAACGACAGGCGGTGCTTCACATTGTCGAAGGTGTGGCCCCAACGGTTGGTCAGTCTCTTCAGCCTGCCCGCTGATGTGGTCACAGTCATCGTGTTGTCAGTGAGCGCGCCGTCGGCAAGGTCAGCCAGCGTGCAGATGCCTTGAACGATCGACGAGTCCAGCAGATCGGTTGCGACGAGGAACTTCGAACGGCCTTTCTGACGGACGATCCAGCCATCTGTCTCTGGGTTGGCGCCGATCTTGATACGGACAACAATCTGCGAACCCAGAATGTTGGTGTCTCCACCAACGACGCCGTAGGTGTTGGTCTCGCCCGGTGGGTTGTTGAATTTTGAACTTTTGCCAAAGGCTTTGGCGATTTTGAGTGGTCTTCCCATTTGATTACTCCTAGTAGTTAGCGTTCTAAGCCATACGCGGCGGGTTACCGCATAAGCCCCTTTCGGGCGAACAAGGTATTTATTGTTCTTTCTTTTGGAACAGTGATACGATCTTTTCCTTGATCGTCTTTGCCCACGATGGTTCCGGGATGTGCCACCCAACAAAAGCACCGATCAATAAAGCGATAATAATTTCAAACATAATCTGGGTCTCCTTATCACCCGTATTTAGTCCCTAATGATTGAAAAAATACTCGGTCGTGGTGCCAGGCCCGTACCAAACAATATGGCGCTTCTTGGTTCGTGATTGCAGGAATTCCATTGATTCTGAGATTGTTTTATTTGGCGGAAACGCAATCCATCGGGTGTCGAACTCGCTATTGTAGATTTGCGATTCTGGGTCCGTGACATCAAATATCTCGCCGGTCTTTAGGTTGATTCCTTTGACCTCGTAACGAGCATTTTTCCAAATATTCGTCCATAGGTTTTTAGAGCCATGGGGCCCGCCGGTATTGGTCCCATCGGCGTCATTCATTACAGCGTAGTCGTAGAAAAAAGTGCCATACCCTTGCCCTTTGTAGGCTTGGGCGAGTTGCACCAGCGTCACTTGCCAGCGTTGTTTACCAGCGTATTCCAGTGAGAAATACCCAATCATTCGATCAGTTTTATCGAATAACCCATAGTTGATCTCGATCGCATCAGCTGATTTTCTCAGTTCTAGATCTTTGATTTTTGCCACTGGGATAGCGTCTTTTAGCGTGTATAGGTATTGATCGAGATACTCGTCTCGGGCTGGGTTGGTGATGATTTCTGAGATGTTCATTAGAACCAATCCTTTACTTCAGGGCCGTACCATACCGTAGTTCGATAACCGTTAGCTTCATTTATTCTTTTTAGCATTTCCGAGATTCTCTCTTGATTTTTCTTCGGGGTGGCCATCCAAACAATATTTTCTTTTTGATTGTAGATGTCAGTCGGCTTGACTGACGACAGAATTGTATTGGTATCGAGGTCGTAACCGCACACTGTATATCTCCCTTGGCGATATATCCTCTCCCAAAGACCTCTGCTGCCGCCTGGCCCTCCTTCCGAGTTTGAGGTATCCGACAGTATTGTTAGGCCATCATTCATCACAGCGTAATCATAAAGAAAGGTCCCGTAACCATGCCCTTTATACCGCTCATCTATCTGCACCAATCGTACTTGCCATTTAGAAGAATCGTAACTTCCTAACTGCAAAATACCCACTAACTCGTTTTTATCAAACAACCCGTACCAAATATCTTCGTCCACTGTGGTTCTTTTGAGATCCAATCCTCCAACAGTGGATAAAATGGGTGATTTATCAAAGTAAATAGACTTGTTGGCTATGTACTCGTCTCGGGCTGGATTAGTAATGATTTCTGAGATGTTCATTGTCGTCGTAGTTGTTCTCTGAGCGATAGTAGTTTGATAATCATGCCCGCTGCTTTGACTTAGAATTGGGGTAGAGTGCCCACTTTTTCTTACCGCAGTCCCAGATTCGATCACATCCTATATCTCGTGCCGCTTGCCATTCTGATTTGCCCCCTTTAGATTCGGCTATGTGTTTTCCGATTCCTCTCTTGTGTAACCTTGACGCATACCCGAAGACATATTCTTGCATCGGCGGGACTTCTCCAATCTCAACAAACCCGAGAGTTTTATAGAGGTTGCCATCGCTGTACCGGTTATTAGAAAAAGAAGTGATCTCTTCCGGTTGGCAATCTCTAACAAATGCTTGAAGCAGTTTGCTGGCGGCGCCTACCACCCGACCTTCAGTTGCGAAGCGAGTCAATTCGTAGCTATTGTTGTTTTTTCTGAAAAACGACATTACAGCGCAGAGTTTCCCATCAAACATCAACCCATAGTTGATCGGAAGTTTCTTGGGTGGATCTTGGAGATGGGTGTTATGATAAAACTCGTTGGCGACGGAGGAGGGGACCGTTATTAGCTCACATTTTCTGGCAAAGGTTGATTTATTGGCCATTCCTATCTTGGTGCGTGCCAACTCTTTGACGACTTCCTTTTTGTTGTTCCATTCATCGGAGTAAATGGTTATCAACTGAATACCTTTTTCAGCGGCGGCTTTGAACTTCCGATAATGATAATTCCAACTTTTGCCTCCAGAGACTTCCGAATGCCAATATAGCCCGCAGTATTCAATACCGATCTTGTGTTCTGGCAGATAGATATCAATCTCATATGGGTTGATTTGGCTTCGATCTCCGCTGATCGCGCCAGGCACCAACGATTTACAAAATTCAAATACTTCCAGTTCTTCCTTGCTCTTATACGAGATTTCGGCGGGGTTACATCGTTTACAGATCGGTGGAACAGCATAATCAAATCGTTTGGCGAAGGTCAATCCGCACTGGCAGCATTTGAAAGTGATCAGCGGTCGAGTTGCTACCCCAACATACTCATCATGAGATAACAACGGAGTAACTCCGAAGTTTTCTTCGGATGTTTTGATGAATCTTCTATAATTCAGCTTGGCTAAATGATAGGGCTCGTATCGTTCTTTCTTTGTTTGCTGTGCCTTTTCAACCGTGGCGCGATCAAGCATCGCGTTGGTAACACCGTATTTTTTCAAAAGGGTTTTTTCACGCTTTTTCTTGACCGCATCGAGTAACCCAACATTCTCTGCGCCATATCTTGACATGGTAGTTTTCTTGATGTTTTCAGTGATTTCCTTCACTCGCCAAGAATCTTGGTATACCGCCCTGTGCGCAGCCTTTGCCTCAGCAGTTTGGCCGGCGTTGACCACCCCATATCTTTCTAGATTGGTGGTAGCTCTTTTGGCGTTGGTTTCAGTTTTTTGCTCTTGCGTTTGATTTGATTTCGCCGTCGACACTTTTCTGGCCACCGAATCCTTGGCGCAGTGGCAAACGTTTGCATGTCCGCAGAACTTGTATCCAGAAAATACAGTATTGAACTTTTTTGCTTTTCCGTTACAACAGATCGTTTCGTTTGGATGAAGGGCGTTGTAGGCTTGCTCGGCGATCGAAGCGCCATAATGCGAGGTTACCCAGGCATAAAGATCTGGATGCTTCTTCAATAAATTCCCATAATGCTTTGGGTGATCTCTGATTAGGGTTTCGAGTTGTTCTTTCATGATATTACAGTATAGCACGATTATTTGTTTTAGTCAACTTGAATGCTAGTCGTGATAAAGCCCCTTGCGGGGCTTTATCATTTGTGTTACACTGTGTGAGTGCCAGGTATCAGCTGAACGATAGGTTCGACAAGGCGATCTCACCAACATAGTCGCCGGCGTTGCCGAAGGACGATGCAGTGTTGGTCAGTTCCAGGTATCCATACCGTGTCATGAAGGACACGACTGGTTCGAAGGTCGACGGATCAAGCACAACACCGGAGCTCATCAACGGAATATATGGGCAGTAGAACGCAGCCGCATCAGCTTCCGATGTGCCTTTGTAACCAACGAGCACTGGAGTGCTGTCAGCAGCATAGCTGTCAACATAGACCTTCATGGCGCTATTCAGCGTACCAACGAACTTGGTGTTGGTCGGTGCTTCAAAGGTGCCTTCGGTCGTACGAGCGAACGCGGAAGTCGTTGCTGATTGCAGCACGGTTAGCGCGGTCGGCGAAACGACGGCCCAGTTACCAGCACCGCGACGGGTGCGCTGAGCGATCAGGTTAGCGACGCGGTTTACCAGCACTGCCAGGGCGGCGTGCTCGTCACCAACGAAGGTTGCTGTACCGGACACAGCGGCTTGGTCGAATGTGAATTCGGTCGAAGCCAGGCTGCGCAGCGACAACAGGATTTCCTGGTCGATTTCAGCAGTGATTTCTTGAGCCAGCGCGGCCATGATTTCAGCCTCGATGTCAATGCCGTGCATTGCTTGAGCGTCTTGAGCGGCTTCGAAGGTCCAACGAGCTTGCAGTCTGCGAGTCTTGGCTTCAACGGCTTGTTTCAAGAGTTGTACGGAAATGTTACGACCACCAGTGGCTTCCATCAACGCGGTCGAGGCAGCACGGTAATCAGCTTGCGTAGCGCCATTGCCGGCGGAATACGCTTGGGCAATCTTGAACGGGCTGAGCGCTTCTTCACCAGCAACAGTGGAGGTAGCAGCGGCGGACGAGTCAGTCATCGTCGTGCCGTAACGGACGCGCAGCGTGTGGATTTGACCAACCGGGCCGGTCATTGGCTGAACGCCAACGAGCTCGTTCGCAATCACGGTCGGCATAACTCGACGGATGACTGGAAGAATGACGCGGTTCAGCGTGGCAATGTTGCCAGACACGGTGCTGCCAGCAGCGGCCGATTCCGACAGCAGATGCTTACGGGTGTTTTCGAGCACGACGCTCATCGTTGTGCGACGAGTACCATTGAGACCTTCTAGTAGGGCTTCTTTGGCCTCGTTCCAACGGCTTTCAAGTAGTTCCTTGGACATATGTTTTCTCCTGTTCCTTGTGTGTTTTAGTTGAGCCCTGCCAGACGCTTGATATCAATGATATTATTCTTATCGTCATGCGCAACGGCAGATTTATCACCAGTTACTGTAGAGCGAGATTCGACCAACGGTTTTTTGACCGGAGATTGGATCGAACGCTCGGCAAGAACAGCCGGTAGATATTTTTCGAAAGCGCTCTTCAACCGTGAGGTTTGAACGTTCTCGAGAAGATTACGCATCGTACCCGCTTTTTCTTCGTTCAGAGTGCCGATCAGTTCATCTAGAACTTTTTGGCGCTCGCTCGATTCGCGGATGATACGAATTTCTTTTTCCTTAGATTCAACAAGCGTTTTTGCTCTCGCCACTTGTTGAACAGCTTCAGCGATTTGCTTCTCTTTTTGTTTGATTACCGCCATCATTTTCTTCATCTCGGCTTTCTCGTTGAGATGGGTGGCACCAAATTCTGTAGCGAATGCTTCGAAGATTCGACGACCAAAACTGTTCTCACGAGCAGACTTGATGTCTTCCTGAAGCTGTGTTAGTTCAGACTTTAGATGTCTTGTAACGGCTTTAGTCAGTTTCTGCGTATTTTCTTTGATAAAGCGTGATTTGAGCGTGGTCAGTTGCTTGCGTGCTTCGGCAACCAGTTTCACTCTCGATTCTACCACTGCCTTCTTGTCTTTAGCAAACTCGCCGAGTTCTTTGGCAAGAGCGTGCATGACAAACGATTCGAGCTTTATCATTTTAGCAGAATTTGCTTTGCGATCTTTCTGAAGCTCAGTGATCTCTTCGGCGAGCTTGCTCACCATAAAACCATTGAATTTCGTAGCGTTTTCGCGCAGCGTTTGCTGAGCCTTTACGCGATCTTCTGCCAGAGCAAGGCGTTCTGTGTGGAACTCCTTGATTTCCTCCATCAGCTTATCGGTAACAAGACGATCAAGAGCCTCAACCATTACCGTTTTGTCGTGGTCGTATCTCTGAGCAAACTCTTCGCGCAATTCTGCGCGAATATTGTCGCGGGCTTCATTTAGCTTGGCATCCCAGGCTTCTTGAATAGCTTCGCGAGTTTCCTCATTGACAATGCCACTTTCTAGCAATAGCTTTATAGCATCATTCATGCTTACTCTCCTGATATTTTTAGATCCTTGATCAGCTTTGTGACTTCGCCTTTCAAGTATCTTTGAATTTTTGTGTCCGCGCAGGCTTCTTTAGCGAGGTCAAACAGCTTGTGCCCGTGACGCATGTTGAGCAACCCCTCGTAAATCGCGGTTGGGTAGGCGGCCGGTGCCGACGGTTGAGCTACGACATCAACGGTTACAATCTCATAGTCACTCACGTGCCCATTCGATTCATTGACATTGCCGCTTCCTCGGCTTGAAACTCCGAGCTTGACACCGCTTTCCAACATTGTGCGAACAAGATTGCCCATTGGTGTAGGCAATATCTTCAACTTCCCGAGCCCGTTAGGCCCGTTCATTTCCATGCTCACTATCGCATGGCTTACACGATCCAGGTTGATCTTTAGATCATCTGGATGATCTACTTCGCCAAGCACTGAATATCCCGACGTGAGTTGCTCGTTCAGCGTAGACACAGCCTTGGTGATTTCACTCACCGGATACACTCGCTGATTGGCATTTTTTACGCCGCCTTGGATCATCACACCCCTTAGGTAGAGTGTTTTGTTATCGTTCTCGCCTTCAACGAGGAGTGCTGCTTGGTTCGGTGAGAGACCTTCTCTAAGGAACATCATTTTCCATCAATCTCCTTCTTATCAAACGACCACCCATTCTTTTCCCCTCTGCACCACACCCGAATCGTGGTAATCGAGTGATTGGGATAGCATGCGTTAGCCGAAGCAAGGTCTATAAAACGTTCTCCGACCGGAGAGACCCAAAATCCAAGTTTTGGTGTTTGTTTTTGTTGGTGCTTCTCTCGGACTATTTTGGAGATCTTGGCTTTTGTTTCAGCAGTATGCTGTTTTCCATAAAAATGATTATTTTCACCGCTGTGAGCTATGCTGTTTTTCAACCTAGCATCTTCAGACTGTACTCGACCTTTACTTGCGGCGCCGATTTTTGCCCGAGTTTCTATAGATGCCACTGCACCTCGGCGTCGATTCCCCACTTTTCTTTTGAAATCATCGGACCTCTGAATGCCCAATAACGCCCTCGATCGTTTTTCGCGTGTTGCTTCTGAAACCGCAATTCCAACGGTAGTGAACTTGCCATCACCGTTGTGTTGGTTGAAGCTCGCCAAACAATGTTTGGCATCGAGTTTTATCAAAAGAGCATTCTCCATTTCTCGAATATACAAAGGGTCGCCTATCAACAAAATCTCTCGAAGCCAATGATTTGCATTTTCAAGGATCATTGGCTTCACCACTTTGCTTGAACAGATATACCCGTCTCCAGGATAGCAGCCTTTCTTCGTCCGAGAACCAATATACCATTTATTTGTTGGCAAATGGGTCCACTTATAAAGATACGCTTTGGTCTTGTTGCCAGCCAGGTCGGCGGAATCTTCGAAGATCACCGCCGCTTGCGAGCTAACCGGACTGAGATACTCTTGGAGTAATCGTTTATTCACGAGCCTGCCTCACTCAGTTACTTGCGCACTACGCTTTTATCGGACACGCCAGATTCTTCACCAGTTTTGGCAGAAGGGGCTTTCGATTTGAACGCACCGCTTGCGGCTTCTTGTGGGCCTTTGGCGCCATAAGTGTTGACATTGGCTTTCGGCGCACTTCGACCATTTTCAGCAGTGGTGTCGGTCTTGACTGGGTCACCAGCAGTGCCAACGCCTTTCTTGCCTGAGTTGGCCAAAGAGACGGACTTCTTGTTGTCGGCTGTATCAGCGTTCGATGGTTTCGGAACTGCCTTCAACGACACTTCTTCCGTGAGGCCTGGCCCAAATTCATCTTCGCCGTCCAGTTCGCCTTCTTCCCCGCCTTCGAGGTCAAAGTCAACTTCGTCGTCGCCGACTTCTTCGCCCTCTTCGCCGGCCATCAAAGCGTCAAATTCAGCCATCAACTCGTCGAGTTGGTCTTCGAGATCAACCACGCGGTCTTCGAGATCTGCTGCGCCTTCTTCGTCACCGAACTCGTCGCCTTCTTCGTCACCGAACTCGTCGCCTTCTTCGTCACCGAACTCGTCACCGAACTCGTCGCCTTCTTCGGGCGAGAACCCAGTTTCATCTGCTTCAACGTCATTGATGAGGTCTTCACCTTCATCTTCGCCAAACTCTTCGGCCATCAAGTTTTCATAGATTTCGCGGCTTTTTTCTACCACGATTTGATGGAACAACTCACGGGCCTTGGCTTCGTCATCGGCGATGACATACTCGATCAACTTCTCAAAATGCTTGCTCATAAAAATCTCCCAAATAGTTAGGTATGCTTCTATTTACTTTCGAAATAGAAAAAGTGGGTAGATAATAGGTTTTTTTGACTATTTTATCTACCATCATTATTCTTACAGCATCGGCTCAGGCGCTGGCGCATATTGAGCTTTTATCTGTTTCAGATTTTGCTGTAATTCATAGTTGCGCACATCTATCAATCGTCTGAGTTTATTCAACTGACGCAGCGTCAACTTTGTTTTACGCATATCCTTAGAAGATAGCCGGGAATGATCATCAGCTTGATCTTGATAATGTTCTTGCGCAGGCTCATATAATTCATTCAGTTGCATGTCTTTATCCTTTGATATTATCCAACGCCCGGGGCTGGTGGAGGGGTTGGCCCCCCAAGTGTCGGCCCAGCGCCAGGCCCTTCGGCGGCGGGCATCTCCATTTCACCGGCGGCGAGATCACCGGCGTCACCAAACTCGTCTGCAGTTTCAATATCGCCAGCGAGGCCGCCTGGCATCACGCCCACTGATCTTAGATCATCGCCAGACGCAGTTGCGGCTGGCGCAGTGTCTTGCTCCTCTCGCCACAGCTCTTCGTTTTCGATCATCTCTTCTTGACTCAAGCCTAGGTATCGTTTCAGCATAAATCTTTTGCTCAGATACGGCACTTGTTCCAATGATTGAAACACATTGACTCTGGTCGTATCGAGCTCTGCTTGCCTGTATGATGCAAAGTTTTGCGGCGGCGTAAAGGTCAGATCAAACAGGCCAGCGTCGATATTGAATCCTCGCCATTGTAAGAACATCTTGAATTCGTCGTCGAGCTTCGTTATCAACGCACTTTGAAGTCTCTGGCAATATTGATTGAAGCGGTGTTCTTGAATCATTGCTGTACCAACTCGGCCGTCATTGAGCGGCGTAGTTTGATCGTCCGGTCCGGTTGGCAAATAACTCGACGGGACGCGAAGGCCTCTGCAAAGTTTGTTGTTGAAATATTTCAAGTCGTCGATTTGACCCAGGTTATCTCCCCCTGGCAGGGTTTCCACTTTCGACCCTCTTCCCTCGGAGTTGTGGACAAAAATGCCACAGCTCAATGCGAAGTTGTGACTTCCCGAAGCCGACTCGATAGTAACATCGCCAGTGTCGATTCGGTGATTCAGGATTTCAACCGTCGCAACCTTGTGATTATTCGAATAATTCCGCTTGAATTCTCCCCAAGTCGCGTACCCGAATACTTTTACTATTTGATTCAATGAGTAATCCGTTGGACAGATATTGGACGGTCTGTTCTTATCTCGTATTAGATTCGGATTATCTTCAAGACAAATGGTTTGAAATTCTGCATCGTTGCGGAGTTTCACGGTTATCTTAGATATGCTATCGTATCCCTCATTGAATAAAGCCACAACACGGGCGGCAGCTCGATCGCCATAATAGATAGTTTTAGCTTTTGATACCCATTTTCTGTTCTCGCACAAAGTCAATAGTGCTTTTTCAGAGCTTTCTCGATTTTCCCAAAGTTTTGCGCCGTTTCGCTTTCCTCTAGCCGCAAACATTGCCTTATCTTCTGGTGTTGCGTTTTTATGATACTGTCTGATCCCATCTACCAGTTTTTTTCGTTTGATAGGATCCTGCCAGGCTCGTGTTAGATGATATGTTCCTAGACTGGCATGCAATGCTCTATGTTCATTTTCATCCATTTCTATTAGGTTAGATGGATTATTATTTCGACTATTACAGTCGATGTGGTGTATCACTGTATTAGCCGGTTCTTGTTTAGGGCAGGCCATAATGTGAACCCACTGCGATTTTCCAGTTGCGGGCTCGATATACTTTAGATATTTCCCAGCGTGTTGGTGCCGTCCAGCGGTAGCATCTATTAGATATAAAGGCATAACGCTATCGCCTGACTGAAGCAACCCTGCTTCTTTTTCAGTCCCATCTCGCATAATGAATCGGTGATCGGGTGTCGCTATCACCGATTCGCCGTTGTCTAATGTGATTTTTACTACCTCTGCGTCTTTTCTAGTCACCCCAGCCCATATGATCTTGCCAGGTTCAATCTTCTGAGTTTCTTGATTTACAGTGAAAGTGAAATTTTCTTTTCCAGACTGATATTCGGAAATAATGTCAGCCAGTGCCAAGTCTCGTCCGTCTAATAGCTTTATCTGAGTGTCCAATGAAAGACAAGTTTGCGGAAAGAAATAATCCTCGTGTACAGCTAACGGCGAATATGCCGCGTCCAGCATGGAACTGCCGCCGCCATTTAGCGTAGGTATGCGGCGCTGATGGATCTCGTTTTTCACTCTCTCAACAAACGCCATTGCCATATGTGGCATCATGTTCCCAACGTCAATGTAGAACACACGGCGTTCAGGCGCTCGCTGGACTCTATAGATCAATATCGCATCTTCAAGAAGCTCTTTTTGCTTGAATACTTTGAAGATATTCTCTAGAATAGAAGTGCCGAAGGGCCAGTTGGCGTCGAGACCTTCGCTGAGCGATAGATGCAGGATGTGTTCTGCGTTGAGCACGCTCTCATTCAATGCGGTATTGAATCGCGAGCCGCCCACCCCGCCGTTGAGGTTTGGCGTGCTATACCCTTGAGCAGCACTAACCCCGCCCACTGGATTGGCCGCAGAATCTTTGGTGGTTTTGGCCGCCACGGTCAGATTTTGGAAGTTTGGGTTGATATCCCTGATCACATACTGTTCGGGCAGTTTTCCTCGGGCCTCGTCAACAATCACCCTCGACACCTTGGTCATGTCCACCCAGAACAGTTCAAAGGTTTCTGGATCTCTGACAAATACTTGATCCCCGTATTTGATGGTATTGCGGAACATCTTGAACAGTCGTTGGTCCAGTTGATTCAACTTCACCCATTGCTGAAGTTGTTTCTTTAGAATGTCAACTTCAGACTCAGACGGCTTTTCTTTGAATCTGAATTCAAATGGCGTGTTGTTTTTCTCATTCCAGAGCGTCGAGAATTCGGCAATGATGTCAAGACAGGCATTGACTTCAGAATCAGCATCCATTGACTCGTATTGTGAGTACCTTTCAACGCGGTTAGGGTGTCCGACATAGACATCTTGGAGCGTTGATTGATAGTTTCTAAATCCAATGTCAGGCGATTGAGCATGCTCAGGCCTGACATTGCTGCCAGAGATCGGGCTCATTACCCCGTCTTGATTTGCTACCTTGAAATATTTCTTCCACGACATCGAGATCAACCCTTTTCTATATATAGATTATTTAGCGAGTATTTTTTGGCAATCATTGACGAGCCTGCTGTAGAATCTTTTCATTCACTGAATTGCTTCGACGCAGGATGTCAACAACTTCGGTCAGTTTTCCTATCTGCGACTGCATCGCCGACATTTGCTCAGTCATCATAGCGTTGAGCTGTTGCATTTCTGGCATATGAACAGAAATAGGGGCGGATGTGTCGGCTAACTCCACTTTTGGATAGCCTAGGCCGCCATACTGCATGGATGGTCCCGACATATGAACCGGAATAGATTGGCCGTCCGGCAGTGGCACAATAGCCTCCGTGCCGTGTAGCAGTTGGGTGTATCCGCTGGTTGGTCCAGATGATATGCCACCGTTTGCGAACCCCGACTGCGATATCGCGGCAGAGAGTTTATCTTGACCAATCCCCCCTTTGTTGCCAGCAACCCCTTCATAATATGATGCTCCGCCGCTCGTCTTCAGGGCGGCCCATTCCATACTCAGCCGGCGCATGAACTCAGCCTTATCGCCGCCGGCTTGCTTGAAGCGATTCATGATTAGCCATTCGCCGATTTTGTCTTGAATCTCAGGGGTGAATTTAGTGGTCGAAGGATCGAGCCCAAGAGCGTTGACTGCCATTTGCAAGGTACTGCTTTTAGTTTGATATCGTCCAACCGCAGTAGAAGCGTGCCCCTGGCCAAGCATTTGTTTCTGAAATGAATACACATCTTGGATAGACATGTTGGTTAGATCGGCGGCGCCGCCGGGTTGAGTTTTTCCGTTAGCGCCTTTCTTATATGTCAAGGCGTTATATCCATGAGTTTTTGATTCCCCAGACGATATCAAATCAAGCAAGGGTTTCATTTTACCACTGGCGCCGCCTGCCATTGCCGTCGCTGCGGCGGCTCCGGGAGCCGCGCCACTAGATAGGGCAGCGCCAGCCGACTCATTCCTAGCGGCTTGCGCTTTGTTCCAGGCCGCTGAAGACGCGGCCGCTTTTGACACTGGGGCGGCGGCTCCCGCAGTGGTAGCGCCGCCGATGTCGATTCCCAGCTTTTCCTTCATGAATGTTATCATGCCAGTTACCGCATTACTGGTAGTGGTAGCGAAGTGTTCGATCGCGTTTCCGGCTTTTGGCAGAATGCCCACGATCTGCTTATCGATGGCGTTGGTCATTGCCTGAATTGCTTTCTGAGCTTTGGTTATCCCATTGGTCAGTTCGTCGGAGGTCTCTGCTTGGTCTTCAGTAGACTTGCTCGCGTCTTCTATACTCTTACCCAAATCTTTGACTGCGGCTAGTCTTCGCATTGGCACGAGCATGGATGTGAGGGAGGTTCCTAATGTGCCCATCTTACTTTCAAATTCATTGTCGCCTAGAATTGTTCGGGCATTTTGCATCGCCTTTTGAATGCCACCTAGTAATTCTGCTTGGCTCATATTTCCGGTTTTGAACATCTCCACCAGCTCGCCGGCCTGGCTGCCGGTCAGGGTTTGAAGCGCTTTGGCCTGCTCAGTCACCATTTTACCAGAGGCTAAATCTTTGATCGCAGTCGATATGTTCGTGTCGCCGGATATAGAGTCAAAAACTCTCATTGCCTGGGCCAGCTTATCGCCCGAGCCGGCAACTCTGTCATTCATCAGCTCCATCGTGGCGCCCCAGCCAAGCTCGGCTTTTTGAGCCTCAAGCGTCTTTGCTATTTGCTGTCGCGATTCGCCAGTGATCTTTGCCAGCGTATCCAATTCTTTGGCGTAGTTGGCTGATCGTTCGGCTAACTCCCTCGTCGAAAGTTTTTCCTGGCGGGTATTCCAAGAATGGATTTTGGCATAGGAAATGATCGATTCATTCTGTTCTTCTAATGTCATGCCCATTCGTCTGAACATGTCAGTAAAGCCAGCGTCGCGGAATTCTTCAGCAGTGTCTGCTAATATTTTTGCGCCTTGTGTGGCCGAGGCAAAAGTAAATCCAAGATCGGCTGCGCCTTTTGTGCTGATCGCTGCCCATTGCTCCAAACTTACGCCTGCTTTGATGGCTTGATCGGCTAGGCCTTTCATTCCTTCGGCGCCAGTCAAACCAACCTGCGACGCTTGGGTGTACGCCTTTGACACGCCCGACAATCTTTCAAGCAGAAACTCTGCCGAGTCGGCGGCTAGTTTGGCTGTTGTTTCCGACATTGCTTTGGTCATCGACCCAAGCCCGCCGATGAGCCCGCCGATGACCATGCCAACTGGCCCGAAGGCCGACACCACGGAGCCAACTGCCTGCGCCGCGGTACCCAAAGCCTTACCCGTTGCGCCTGCGGCGGTACCCACCCCTCTCAATACAGGCTTCATGGCAGACAGGTCATCTGTAGTGGCCGACCACTGTTTGGTCATGTTGGCAGCGGCCGTTGCCGAGGCCTTGCCAAGGTCTTTGAGCTTATCTGTAGTTTTGCCCACCTCTTTATTGGCGGTGAATTGGCTTTCTGCCAACCCATCTGCGCTTCGCCCAAGACGAGCCATGTTCTTCGTGGTGTCGTTTAGCGTTCTAGTCAAGCCGCCACTCGCCCCTCCGAGGGATCGATTCATCGACTCTAGAAGCTTAGAGTGATCTCTAAGCTCTTCCAAAATATTATCTAACTGAACGTTCTCGTCTGCCATGATTTCCTAACCATAAGTATTATGTGCGCGTGTGTGCACTGCCACATATACACTATTTACTTGTAAAATAACCTCCACATGACCAACCCTCTAACCAAATACTTCAGACAACCAGCGATCTACATTCAGTTGCCAAGCAAAGGTCGTTTCTATGCTAATGGATCATTGAAATTACCAGCTAATAGCGAATTGCCAGTTCTGCCAATGACTGCCATAGATGAAATCACCTATAGAACTCCAGATGCGCTGTTCAACGGCACTGCTGTGGTGGATGTTATCAAGAGCTGCTTGCCAAATATCATTGATCCCTGGCAGATTCCTGGCATCGACCTTGATGCGATTTTGATTGGCATTCGAATTGCTAGTTACGGTCACACGATGGATATCGAAACCAGCTGCCCGTATTGCCAGCATGAAAATGCCTACGAGCTTGATCTTAGAACGGTGCTCGATCAAATCAAGGCGCCTGACTATAATCAGCCATTGAAGGTTGGTGGCGTGGAGATTTTCTTCCAACCGCTGTCTTATGATTCAATCAACAAGAACAATCTTCAGCAGTTCGAAGAGCAGCGCCTCATTCAAGCCATTCCTACGATGGACGGGCTGACCGACGAAGAGAAAATGGGTAAGCTGAAAGAGGCGCTCGGCGCTGTCTCAAAG